GAAGCTGTCGCAGCCGAGAAGGAGCGGTGCGCGAGAGTGGCGGAAAGACTCGCCGGCAAGGTGACGCAGGGTGGCGTCGATACTGTCGAGCAAAGCGAAACTGTGTGCTATGCCGTTGCAGCCGCTATCCGAGGCTCCAACCCATGACCCCGACACCGGAGGTCAGAGAGACGGCACAGAAAGTCGTTGTTAGTTGTTGGACCCGTGGTGCGTTCGGCGACGAACTCTTGAGCGAGTCGATGCTGGTTGAAGCCATAGGGGCGGCCATCACCGAAGCCGTCGAACGAGAGAGGGAACTGACGCGCAAGGCAATCATCGAGGCCGAGGAACTGGCAGCGGCGATTGGAGCGGTCAGCCTTGCGGCCGCAAATCTCACGCTGGCCCAAGCGCACCACCCGCTGGCCGATGGTCTGAACGAAGCGAGGCACCATCTAGAATCGAAGATCGAAGAGGCACGGGCGGCGGACAAAATTTACCGGAAGGTCGTGCTGGACAGGCTGCCGGGTCAGGAATCTCCGTTGTGGCTGGAACAAGCGCGGGAGGCAATCCGCTCCCGAGGGAAGACGGAGCCGCCCGCGAGTGCAGATGCGACCGCGAAGACGTGTGCGTTGTGTGGCGGAACACGAACGATCATGGCGCATTGCGATTGCAATGCCGTACTCGAGGAAATGCCGACCGTAATAGAGGACCTGACCTCTTGTCGCGGACTCGTCGTTCCGTGTCCCGATTGCGGCAGCCGAGGGAAGACGGAGCCGCCCGCAGGCGGGGAGGTAAGGCGATGAGCGACGTGGAGACGATAGAGCGTCAGGCTAGAGAGATTCGGGCGCTGGACGCGGAGATCGAACGGCTGCGCGAGGCGCACAAGCAAGCCGCGATGAGCTTTGCCCTGCTGGTCGTAGCAACCTCGGCAGAAGCCATCGAAACTCATCGGCGGAAAGTTTGGGCCGCCCTCGCCAAGATCGAATCCGTCCTTTCGGGCGGCAAAAAGGAGCCAAAGACATGAGCAACGAGAAGCCGAAGGACTGGGGCGAGCCGTGGTGCGAGAGCGGAGACGGCGGCTTGCTGTACCTCGAAGCGCCCGGAACGCCCGGACGAATCTGGATTGAGTTGCCGTACAGACCAGCGAGCGATGCGGAGTTTCGCGCCCGCGTGATGGCGTGTGTCAACGCCCTTCGCGGGATCCCCGACCCAGCGGCCCTACTCGCGGCTGCGGATGCGATGGCAAGTTCGTTCATCCGTGGAGCGCCAAACGACGAAACCGTCGCTGCATACGACGCCTACCGCACGGCACGCGGCGACCCCCAAGGCGGCGAAGGAACCCACCCCAACGGAGGAAACGCCATGAGCGAATCGACAAAGCTGTTCCCGAACGCGACCAAGAGGCCGTGGGAAATGGTGGCGGTGGCCGTCGTCGGAACGCGCCTGTCGGCTACGGAGGAAGGCGTCAAGCGAGCGGCGGAGGCGGCGTTCGAGGCCGACAACATCCTGCTGACGCTCCACGCCGTCAACACCTACGACGCGAGAGACGAGGCGCTTCGGGAGGCGACGAAGGCAATCTCGGTAGAACTTGATCTGATGGCGGCTGGCGAGTTCGATGCTGTCGAAGGTGAAGAGGGATGGGCGGAACGAGAGGCTCTTAGATCGGCGCTCGCCAATCTCTCATCCGTCCTGTCGCCAGGTGGAGCCGCCTCGATGGAGCCTTGCCGGTGTTCGCTGTTAGGGATTTCAACGCCCCCCTGTGACGGGAGTTGCCGGTGAGCGAGTTTCGACTCCGATACGATGCGAACCGAAGTCGGCAACCGCGTTCGCTGCGACAGGCGCGACGGTGCAAGTTCAAGTTCGCCAGAGACAGCGCGGCCGCCATCGAGTGTCCGCACGGGTACGACGTGTGCCCGACGTGCGACCCATGCACCTGCGGGAAGCACCCATCTTGGCGATTCGGCACCACCAAGTCTTCGGAGAGCCGCCAGTGATGCGACGAATCAAGAGAGGTTACTGCGAATGCTGCAACTACGAGGGGCCGGTCACGCGATTCACTGGCACGCATCCGCCAGACGCCGGTGACCACGACCTCTGCGCCTACTGCGAGGCGACAACTACCTCGGAGCGAAAGTGGCCGGAACAGGTTGGGGTTGCGGCGCTGGCGAGAATGTTCCGTGTTCTCGAGCGCAGATTGAAAGCAGGCGGCCCCACCCCGGAGGAACGAGGATGAGCCGCCCAGCTACCGGGAAGACCTCCGAAGGGAGGGGAGTGATGGGACGCCCCAGGCTCGTCCGGTGCGCGTCGAGAGGGTGCGCGAACCGAATCCTTCGGTGCGTCGGTAATCGGTGCCGCTTGTGCGGTGCCTACGTCTGTCGGCCGTGCGGTAGCGGAGTGCGGACGTGCGACAGCACTCGTGCAAGCGGCCCCACCCCGAAGGAACGAGGATGAGCCGCCTTCGCCCTCAACGCGACGTGCCCGACCTACCAATCGATCCTCCAGAATTGCGCGAGTGGGAGGAGTGCGTCCACGAGGAAAAGTGCGAGAACGAGGCGGTGTGCATGGACAACACACGGCAAGATCGGGAAGCCGCAGATGAGCGCGAATGGGAAGCGAAGAACGGAAAGTGAACGCTTGCCGAATCACAGATCAGCAAGAGGCCGAGGCGTTCGGAGCCGCCCCGCACCGACGTGAGGCCCGCTGCCCAGAGTGCGGCGGGTGGTCGGCGGTCGAGTGGGACGACTCGATCCCTCCGGGCGGCCTGTGGTGGTCGGACAACAGCACGGGCGGCTGCCCGAAGTGCGGGAAACCGGTGCTGGTCGAGTCGGAGTGCGAGTTCAGAGAGACGGGCGGCTCCCCCGTACCCGTGAGGAGGTAGGGTGAGGCCAGCGAAGGTTCCGGTCCAGCCGGTCACGTTCCGCTACATGGGCCGAGAGTGGATCAAGCGGGGCGCGGCGTGGTGGTGGAATGGATTCTTGGTCTTTCCGGGTCTCCCGCACGAATGGCGCTGGTACAGCCCGCGTGGGCGACAGCCGTCCGCGAAATCGTACCGCACCAAGACCGCCGCGATGCGGGCGGCCGTCTCGAGCCTCGCGGGGTGTCGGTGAAACCCCTCGAACTCCCGTTCGAGACGAAGCAGCGGATCCGGCTGCTGCTGCGCTCCTACCGTGGCGCGTGGGTGAAGCGAGACAAGATCGTCGAGCAACTCGGGATCCCCGACAACGCCTTCCGGGCCGGCGTCGTCGAGATGATCCGGACGGGCGATCCGATCGTGTCGTCGTTCGTGCGCGGCTACTCGTGGGCGGACGATCCGGCCGTGATCGAGAAAGCGGCGGCGGAACTGGAGGCGAAGGCGCGGGCGCTGCACGTGCGGATTGCGGCGCTCCGCTCGACCGCGCAGGCGATGCGGAGCCAGACCCGGCCGGCCGCGCAGGTCGATTTGCCGATGGACTTGCACGGGCTGTCGGCGTAGGGATCGCGTGTCGAGACTCATGGAACCGAATTCAGAAGTGGCCCCCGGTGCTATCGGAAACGAGTCGGCGCCGAAAGTCGCTGACGAAGGATCCCATCGAGTCTCGACAACCGATGCCGGTCCGGGGGCCACTTGTGCGTTCGCGCGGAGATTTTGGTCTCACGTTCGAGCGGGTCCGACGTGTTGGGAATGGCAGCGATCGACATCACCGACTCGCGGATACGGTGTTGTTGGTCTCGGTCCTCGCGGAAGATCCGTGATGGGAATGCCGGGAGTCACGGCACTCGCGCATCGCGTATCGTGGGTTCTGACCAACGGTTCGATTCCCCACGGCCTCTGCGTGATCCACTACTGCGACAATCGGATGTGTGTGAGGCCAGACCATCTTCGTCTCGGAACCGTTCGAGAGAACAACACGGACAAGGTACTGAAAGGCAGGGCTCGAGGTGGTCGACCTTGGCGCAACATCACCGGAGAACATCACCCCGCGCACAAGGTGACGCTTCGTCAAGTTCTGTCGATCCGGCATAGTTTGCTTTCGGGCGTATCGCTGTCGAGTCTCGGTCGTAAACACGGACTGTCTATCTCTGCTGTCGCCAACATCCGCGACAGGAAATCCTGGCCGTGAAGCCATGGTTTAAGCTGTGGCGCGAGGCGTGGCAGGATCGGGCGCTGCTCGATCTGACGGCCGCGCAGCGATGGTTGTGGCTGACGTGCCTCAAACTGGCCGACGAGGGAGAGGCCGAGGGAGAGATCCATCTGCCCGACTGGGCCATCATCGCGGCGGCGTGTCTGCGTGGGCGAGATGCGCGACCGGACGGAATCCGCGTGCTGGTTCGCAAGGCGCTGCTCAAACGAATCCGCAGCGGCGTCATGGTGCCGAATTGGAGCCTCTACCAGACCGATGCGTTGTGGGGCGGGAAGCGGACGGGCGCGGGCCGGAAGGCGTTAGTCAAGCCGGAATCGAGAGCTAATCAAGATGAATCCAAGATGAATGCGAGAAGTGAGACTGTAGACTTAGACCTAGACCTGAGAAGTGAGAAAGAAGAAAGATCAACACCTACTGCTTTGCATCCCTCGAACGGAACTTCTAACGGCCAGACCGTCCCGCCGTCCGGCCCACCGCCTCGCCGACAGATTGCGCTGGCCGTCTGGAAGCTCTACCACGCACGGGGCGAACTCCCGCGATCGGACGCGCAACTGTTCGCGTTCTGGACCGTGAAGGACGCCGATGCCAGACGCGCACTCGCGCAAAAGCAGGCGGTGTCGCCGTGATCGTTGGATGCGGATGGCAGCATTCGTTCGAAGAGTGGTCTCGCTTGTGGTGCAGGTATTGCCTCGACGCCTACATCGAGCGCGTCCATGAGGCCTACCTGCGGGCGGACCGGGCATGAAGTGGGTCCGGATCGGTGCTTATGCGTGGCTCGGCGACGCAGGCCTGACGATCGACCGGCGCGAGAACATGAACCTGCCGGCGCGTTGTTCGAGGGGCCGCGGCGAGAAGATGAGCAAGCAGCTTCCGGATCGCCGGTTTCTCGTGACGCTGGGCCCGCTGCGGATTCGAGAGACGACCATGAAGGCGGCGCGGTCGGCGGCCGAGTGGATGCTGACGCAGAGGCGGACGGCATGAAACTGACCATCACGCGCAACCGCGAATGGCAGGAGTGGTGGATGGCGTGGCTGTGCCGGATCGCGGCGCCGCACCGCTGGAAGCGGAGGCCGGTCGTGAGGTTCGACCTGATCGAGGAAGTGGGTCCGAGCGTTTCACATGAAACGAAACCGCGCAGGCGGGGGAGGGGTTGATGGGCGAGACTCGTAATGACGGAGGACCGGCGTTTCCGTACATCGTGCGCGGGGCGAATGGCGAACTTCTCGCGCCTGCCGAACCCGGCATGACGCTCCGCGACTGGTTCGCGGGGAAGGCGCTCGCGGGAATGGCCGCGCAGAAAGAGTGGGGAGGTGGAATCGAATGCCACAAGTGGGCTTCCGGTCACGCCTACGCCTTCGCCGACGCGATGCTCGCGGAGCGGGCCAAGTGAAGCGGAAGGGCCGACGCGGTGCGTGGTTCCCGAAGCCGTCAAAGGGGAGGGGGCTGTCGAGCGCGACGGTCTGGATGCGGGCCGGCGAGGAGTTGTGGCCCGGGAATCTTGTCGTGGTCGTCGATCGCGGCCGCGTCACGATGGGCCAGTTCCCTCCGTGGCCGAGGGAAACTCTCGACCCGACCGCTCACCCGCGGGATCTGCAAGGAAACCGATTGCACTGGCCGCCATCGTCTGTCACGGCGGCGGCGATAGCGTCGTGGATTAGGTGGTTGCGAACGCCGATCCCGTGGGCCATCGGCCAGCCCTGCCCGTCCGAGTCCACCGAAGCCTTCGAGCGGCGGGTCGTGGTGAACGGGAGGGCGGCGCGGTGAGCGACTACATCTTCCCGGCCCCCGCGAGCGTCGAGGTCGCCGAACAGATCCTGCGCGAACTGTCGCGGCGCGGCTACCTCGACGACGACTGGTGGTGCGAGGCCGAGAACCACGAGCCGAAGGATCGGCCCGTCAACTTCGTCGCGCACCTGATCCAGAAGTGGATCGAGGACGAGCGGATGCGAGAGGCGGCGCAGGTATGAGGCCCGCGAAGGTGTCACGCGAGGTCGCGGAGCGCCTGATGGCCGAGGCGAGGGCGAGGGGCCAGCATCCGAAGCCGCTGCCGGTGCTGAAGCCTCGGAAGCCGATCGGGCGCGGCAAGGGGCTGGGGCGGACGACCCGGCGGATCCGGCGGTCGCCTGCGGCGCGGGCCCGGATCGCGGCGTGGCCGGCGTTGCGGGCCAGCATCATCGAACGGGACAACGGAACGTGCCTCGTATGCGGGGCGAAGAACGCCTTCGGGTTGACAGCCCACCATGTCCAGTTCCGGAGCCAATTGGGGCCAGACGATCCGTGGAATCTTGCGACAGTCTGCCAAGGACCGGGACTGTCGGGGTGCCACTTCTCGCGCTGCCACGGAACAGAATCGAAGAGCGTTCGTCGGCTCCTCTGGAACAAGCTAGCTATCCTCTACACGGATAGCTATATTCGAGACCTCGATGGAAACGCCTCGCCAGCACCGTCCGCATTGGTCGAAGCTCACGCGAGAGCAAGCGGGCGAGGAAATCAAACGACGGACAACCGTGTCGGGAAGAGGCTGCTGGGAATGGAAGTTCAGTAGGAGTAGGCAAGGATACGGTCAAGTTTTCGTCGGAGGCGTGAGACACAACGCCAGTCGCTGGGCTTGGATTGTGTTCAGGGGCGATGTCACCGGGGGCCTCTGTGTGCTTCATCGTTGCGACAATCCTCCGTGCGTGAATCCGGACCATCTGTTTCTCGGAACGTCCGCAGACAATCACGCAGATATGGTGGCGAAGGGACGATCGCTAGGCGGCGACGAGAATCCCGCCAGAAAGAATCTGGCGCGTCTTGCTCGGGGGCATCGAAACGGAAACTCGAAGACCGGCCGAGAGTTCTGGAAAAAGGCGAGAGAGACGTATCCGGAGATTCGCGGTCTGTCCTCGTGGCGGGCGAAAACCGTGCTGGCCAACATTCTTCGCGGAGGAATTGATCCGAGGCGGAAGCCGACGTGTCCGAGATGCAAGGTTCGACCGAAGATCGGATCGACAGGCTATTGTCGGCCGTGTCGGACCGAGTACCGCGCCAGAATGAGGGCGATGGGAAGGAACGCATGATCGACTCCGGCCGACGCCCGAGCCTGCTGCGGGGGGAGGGGTGAGCGGGCCGAGGGACGCGATCCTCGTCGGCGACGTTCTCGAGAAGTTGCGCGAGCTGCCGGACGGATGCGTGCAGACGGTCGTGACGTCGCCGCCTTATTGGAATTTGAGGGACTACGGGATGCCCGGACAGATCGGACTCGAGCCGACGATTGGCGAGTACGTCGAGCGAATCGTCGCGGTGTTCCGGGAGATCCGCCGAGTGCTGCGCGACGACGGCACGATGTGGCTGAACCTCGGAGATTCGTATGCCCGCGAAGGAGGAACGCAGGGCGGAGGCAACCGCGAGTTGATGCACTTGGAGGGAACGCAACGCAGGATGACCAAGATTCCGGCCGGCAGTGGATTGAAACCGAAGGATCTGATCGGCCAGCCGTGGCGCGTCGCGTTCGCGTTGCAGGCGGACGGCTGGTATCTGCGGTCGGAAATCATCTGGCACAAGCCCAATCCGATGCCGGAGTCGGTGACGGACCGGCCTACGAAGTCGCACGAGCAGATTTTCCTGCTGTCGAAGTCGGAGCGGTACTTTTTCGACAACGAGGCGGTGAGGGAGTCTGCGGTACGCGGGTACGCCGGATCGAGATTCGATGTCGGGAAGACGGCGATCCATCAGTTGTCACGAGCAAGCGGTGCGGAGCGCGAGGAGTCGTCCGGTCGAAACGTTCGTTCCGTCTGGACGATTCCGACCGCACCGTACCCTGAAGCACACTTCGCCACGTTTCCCCCGGAGATCCCGAAGCGGTGCATCCTGGCCGGGACGAGCGCGAAGGGTGCTTGCGCGGAGTGCGGGGCACCGTGGGAGAGGATCGTCGAGACTGGTGAATTGGCCGGGGAAGCGAATATCCAATCCGGGGACCGTCCGGCGGCGGACGTGCGTGGCGTTTCGGCGACCGGGTTGGCTCGAACAAACGGCAGGACGTGGCGCGAGAGGAAAGAGACGGGCTGGCGTCCGACCTGCGACCACGCCGACGCGCAGACCGTCCAGCAGATCGTCCTCGATCCATTTCTCGGAAGCGGGACGACGGCGGCGGTCGCGCAGAGCCTCGGACGGTCGTGGATCGGGATTGAGCTTTCGCCGGTCTACGCGGACCTCGCCCGGAAGCGGATCGCGGGGGCGAATCTGGCGCTGCCGCTGGCGTAGGGGGATTGACTCCCGACACTCCGTAGGGGTAAAGGCGGGAAACGTAACCCGCTCGTTTCCCCCGGAGGCCCGATGTCACCTAACCACTCGAAGACGAAGCAGTCGAACCGCATCCCGGAAGCAGACCTTCGGAATCCGCCGGCCTCTTCGGTGGCAGCACCGCTCGCGCCGCCAGCCGCGCCCGCGAAAGATCCATCGAAAGTTCCGGCGAAAGTTCAGACGCCGAAGCCTCGCGCCGAGCGTCCAGCGCCCGCGAGGGCAGCGCTGCAAAACTTCACGCCCGCGCAGATGATCGAGGGCTTCGGCGACAAGGGGCCATTCACCTACAACTGCCAGTGTCCGGCCTGCTCGGCGCAGTTCACGGCCGGCCCGTTCACGATCCCGCCGCCGCCCGAGCAGCCGATGTCCTGCGGGATGTGCAACCGCGGCGGCATTCCGTTCCGCGCCATGCGCGAGGGCTTCGAGAACAAGCAGCGCTTCTTCGGCGACGCCATCGACTGCCCGCGCGACCAGTGCCCGACCCTGAAGAAGACGAACAAGCGACAGCGCTACCAGCCGATCATGGAGGGACCGGGCGGAATGGACGAGCGCACCGGCAAGGGCGGGATGCGTCGCGCCTGTCCGGCCTGCGGCTTCTACGTCCCGACCAAGAAGCCGACGCCCAACGCGGCCGAGGACGAAAAGACGGACCTGTCCGGCATCCTCGCCTGATCGGGCAAGTGGATGCCGAATCCAAAGTCCGGTCGAGTCCGAGCGAAAAGGATCCCGCGCGGCGACGTCACGGACGAGATCGACATCGTCCTGATCAAGACGCTCGAGTCCGAGCCGGCGCTGACCAACATCGAGATCGGCCAGCGATTGAGTCTCGATCAGGAGACGGTGGCGAAGCGGCGATCGCGGCCAGCGTTTCGGCGGTTGTTTCAGGATCGCAACCTCCCGGCCCGCGACATCATTGCGGCCTACAAGGGCGTCGCGGCCCGCGTGTACGTCTCGATGCTGCAATCGAAAACGGAGTCCGTGCGCGAGAAGGTGGCGGCTCGAATCGTCGGGCTCGACCTTGACCCGGAGCCGGTCGTCAAAGACGCGGGCGGCCCGACGCTCGCCTTCGCTCTCACGCCCGAGCTTGTGGACGCCGTCCGCCGCCATTACGCCACGGATGGAGGCCGAGCTGTGCCGCGCCGTCGCTCGCGTCGCGCCGCATGAGCACCCGTTCCCCTACTGGCTGACCCACTTCATCGAGACGCCCGAAGGCGTCCGCTACAGTTTCGACGACCGGCCCTATCTGTTGCAGATCGCGTGGGACTTCGTCTCGCACCCGAACATCGTGGTCGAGAAGGCGAGCCAGGTCGGGCTGACGGTGCTGGCGCTGTGCTCGGTCTTCTACCTGCTGGCGCGGGGCCAGCTGCCGGCCGGTGCGATCTACTACTTCCCGACCGACACGGACGTCGAGGAGCTGTCGAAGACGAAGGTGCAGCGGCTGATCGAGTTGAACTATTTCGGCGAGATGCTGGCCGGCACCAACCACGTCCACCTGAAGCGGATCGGGAACGCCTACGTCTACTTCCGCGGCGTGGCCGGGAAGACGCGCAAGCTGTCGATCACGGGCGATATCGTGATCGCGGACGAGGCGAACGAGATGACGCCGCACGACCTGCAGGAGATCAACGAGCGCATCCACGCCAGCCGGGTCCAGTGGAAGCGGCGCTTCTCGAAGCCCTCGGTCCCGGGCTTCGGGATCGACCGGGAGTTCTCGGACTCCGACCAGATGTATTGGACGTTCCGCTGCAAGGGCTGCGGCAAGGAGTTCGACCTCGAGACGACGTTCCCGGATTGCGTGGTCGAGGCCACGGCTGGCGCCTACCTCGCCTGTCCGGTCGCGAAGTGCCGGAAGCCGATCGACAGCCGCGAGGGCCGGTGGATCCCCCGCAACCAGTCGTCGAAGATCCGGGGCTACCACCTGTCGCAGCTGCTGATGCCGACCGTGAACCTCGACGAGCTGATGACCGACTTCCGCAGCACCGACCGACTCGCCCGGTTCAAGAACGGCCGGCTGGGCATCGCCTATGTCGAGGGCTCGGGCCGCATCACGGCCAGCGAGATCCTCGATCGGTGCGGCGAGCACGAGCTGGTGGCCGCGACCGCCGAGCCGACCTGCATCGGGATCGACGTGGGCCGCGTCCTGCACTGGGTTGCGATCGGTCTGCGAACGCCCCGCATCCTCGGCATCGGGACCTGCGAGACGTTCGAGGAGATGGACGCTATCATGCTATCGATGAACTGCCGGAAGGCTGTCTGCGACGCCCTGCCAGAGACGAGGGCCGCGATCGCGTTCGCGCAGCGCCGGCGCCCGCGCGTCTGGCTCTGCTACTACTCGAAGTCGAAAGGCGAGCCGCCCTCGTGGGTCGAGGACGAGAAGCGCCGATTCCTGCGCGTGGACTGCCACCGGACCACCACGCTCGACACGGTGATCGAACGGCTCCGCAACCGGAAGACGGTCCCGCCGAAGCGGTCGGCGCTGGTCGAGGCCTACGCGAAGCAGCTCGAGTCGATCGTCCGAACGGAAACGGTGGACGAGAAGACGGGGGATGTTACGATGGGCTACGTGAGGACCGCAGATGACCACTGGGCGCACGCGACCGGCTACGCGATGCTGGCCGGCGCCGACACGCCGACCGATTTTGCGTCCGTGATTCTGGGAGACGCCTGATGGCAGAGGAAAAGGTCTCGATCGACGGCGAGGGCGAGGAGAAGCAGAAGCCCGCCTCGTTCCTCGTCCAGCCGCCCGACTACACGCCGGACCTGAGCGCCTACGAGGCCGACCCGAAAATAGGCAACGCGCTCTCGCTGCTCGAGTCGATGGCGGTTTCGGGCGGCATGATCGTGCGCGGCGTTCGGACAAGCTGCTATCCGCACGCGAGGATGAAGTCGGTCACGATCGAGGCCGGCGCGAAGCTCGCGGACGCGAAGAGGCAACTGTCCGAGTCGTCGAAGGCCATGAAGGGGAAGCGCAAGCTGCTCGAATCGTTCGACGACGGCAACGACGCCGCCGGGCCCGGCTCGCCCAACAACCCCGAGGCCGAGTTCCTGCAGATCCTCGGAGGTCCGTTTTGCTTCGCGGGCGAGACGAAGGTTCGACTCTTGAACGGAACCGAACGCACGATCCGAGAGCTCGCGGACGAATACGCCGGTAAAAGTTTCTGGGTCTACTCGATCAATGCGGCAGGCCGAATCGAGCCGGGGCTGGCGCACAGCGCGGCGCGGACGGGCGTGCAGACGCCAGTCGTCAAGGTCACGTTGGACAACGGCGAGTCCGTGCGCTGCACGCCCGGACACCGATTCATGCTGCGTGACGGGTCGTACCGGAAGGCGTCCGATCTTCGTCCAGACGATTCGCTGATGCCGCTCTACACGAAGGTCTCTGGCAAGGGGTTGGCCGGATACGAGATGCTCTATCAGCCCGGCGAGAATCGATGGCGGTACACGCACGCCTCGTTCGTCGGTCCGATCAAGCGCGGCCAGGTCCGGCACCACGTCGACGTGAACCCTCGGAACAACGAACCGACGAACCTCGTCGTCATGTCAAAAAGCGAACACCAATCGCTGCACATGAAGCTGGCTGGGTCGTGGTGGAACGATCCCGCCAAGAGGCGCGGTGCTGTCGAAAAGATGAGGGCCAAGGCGATCGGGCGCGTCCGGTCCGAGGACGACAAGAAGAAACAGGGGGCGACCCGAACGGCGAACAACGGAACCACGTGGATCTCGTGGAACACGGGGCTGCACGGTTGGATGAGCGAAGCGCATAAGGCCTCGATTCGAGCAACGGCCCCTGCGGCGACCGCAAACGCGAACCGGATCCGAGTCTGGACCGACGAAATGCGGGCCAAGGTTTCGGCCTCTGTCGCCCGCTACCATGCCGAGCATCCCGAATACGCCGAGGGCGCGAAACGGGCGCTCGATCGAGGACGAGCGACGCGATTCGGAAAACCGACCATCCTGAATCACCGCGTCGTGTCGGTCGTGCCCGATGGCGTGGACGATGTCTACGATTTCACTGTCGAACCGAACCACAACTTCGCGCTCTCGGCTGGTGTCTTCGTCCACAACTCGAAGCAGCTCTATCTGGCCGACTACCTGAATATGCACGCCAAGTGTTGGTGGGAGGTCACGCACAACCCGGTCGCCCGCCAGCTCGTCGACCTGCAGACCGACTACATCATCGGCCGCGGGGTGAAGTTCCAGGCCGAGAGCGTGGCGTTCCAGACGGTCTGGGACGAGTTCGAGCGGCGCGACCACTGGCAGAAGCGGCTGCGCCAGCACGTCCGCGACGAGTCGTGGCAGGGCGAGGCCATGCTGCGCAAGTACGCGAACGGTCGCGGCCAGCTGACGCTGCGGCCGATCGACCCGTCGACGATGTGGGAGAAGATCGCCTACCCCGACGACATCGAGCGGGTCGCGGGCTACTGGCAGAACTTCAACGGTGCCTACAACATCGTCACGATGGACGGGGTGCCGTTCCAGACCTACACGGTCGACTTCGTGCCGGCCGACGACATCATCCACTCGCTCCGCAACATCTCGAGCGGCGAGAAGCGGGGTCGGTCCGACCTCTTCCCGGGGCTGGGCTGGTTCAAGCGGCTGCGCGATTTCACGGCGGCGGTCGTGCTGTCGGGCCAGTATGCGTTCGCCTACGTGTTCGACGTCGAGATCGACGGCGACGCCTCCGACATCGAGGCCGTTCGACAGAACCCGAATTTCGCCAAGGTGCCGAAGCCGGGCAGCAGCTGGCTCCATAACAAGGCGGTCCAGATCACGCCCATGTCGAGCCAGATCGGTACTGGGTTGTCGGCGACCCGCGAGGTCACGACGATGCTGCTGCGGTTCGCGGCGGCCTCGATGGGGATCCCGCTCGAATACCTCGGCGTCACCGAGGGCGGCACAAAGGCGTCGGCGATCATGCGGGCTTCGCCGTTCGCCAAACGGATCGAGTCGCTGCAGCGGCACACCGAGGAGACGTGCCACGCCGTCAAGATGGCGGTCTACGAGACGGCCGTCGCGGGCGGGGTGCTTTCGAAGACCGAGTCGTCGGATGGCGAGTTCACGTTCCCGGAGCCGGCGCCTGAGGACGTGGACGCGCGGCTGCGGAGGCTCGACTATCTGTGGCGCAGCGGACGGATCACGCACAAGCGGTCGTCGATCGCCAGCGTCGCGGAGGCCAACATCAACCGCTACGACTACGACAAGGAGCTCGCGGACATCAAAACCGAGATCGAGGCCGGCGTCGATCAGGTCGTGCAGCAGATCAACCAGCGGGCGGCCGCGATGGCGTCGGCCGAAGACCTGCCAGACTCGACCGGCCGCATGAGTCCCGGCGATCGCTCGAACGCGAAGGACGACAGCTCGAGCCTGAAATAATGGCGGGTCGCCAGACGCAGCAGCAGGTCCTGCAGCGGATCGAAAACGCGTCGCGTCGCGCCCTGTTCGCGCAGGAAGAGGCCGACCTTCGGGCGATCCTGAAGCTGTACGACGAGGCCGAAAACGAACTGGCCTCGCAGCTCTACCTGATGCACGAGTCACTCGAAGAGGCGGTCGGCGAGGGCGACGAGAAGCGGGTCGACTACCTGAAATGGAAGATCCTGCGGGAGGAGCAGTTCGCGGATCAGGTTCGCTCGAGGCTCGATCGGCTGCGCGTCGAGATGACGGCCAAGCTGTCGGCCTCGCTGCGGGCGCAGGCCAAGACGCAGGCTCGGTATTCGGCCTACGCGATCGACATGGCCACGCCGCCCAGCATCCGGGTCGACACGCGGGCGCTGACCGACGACTCCGTGGACGCGATCGTCAACACGCCGTGGGAGGGCGCGATGTTCAGCCACCGCACGCTCGCGCTGACCGACGACCTCGCCCGCGAAATGCAGAACATCGTCGGCAGCGGTGTGCTGCTCGGCAAGGGAACGGACGAGATCGTGCGCGACATCCGCAACGCCGGCGTCGGATCCACCAACACCGGACCCCGCTACGTCATCGAGCGGATCGTCCGGACGGAGGTCCTGAAGGCGGCGGACCGGGCCCGCCATCGCGTGTACGCCGACAACAGCGACGTCGTGACGGGCGAGATCGTGGTGGCGACAATCGACAGCCGGACGGACGACGATTGCGCGGCGCTGGACGGATTGGAAATCGACAGCGCACAGGCGCGGGCCATCATCGAGAGCGCGGACTTCGCGGACCGTCCGCCATTCCATCCGAACTGCCGGTGCGTCACGGCGCCGGCGTTGAAGCCGTGGAAGGACCTGCTGGGGCTGGGCGAGGCGCCGGACGATCTCGAGGAAATCGGAGCCGAGGATCGGGTGATCCGTGACCCGTCGACCGGCCGGACCGTTCTGGTAGCCTTCGAGCCATTCGAGAAGTGGGTCGCCGAAAGGGGGCAATGATGGCGCGAATTCAGGAAGTGCAGTCGCCGAAGCCGAAGCGGAGGCCGCCCGAGAAGACGGCGCCGCCGAAGCAGCCGAAGCCGTAATGCCGTCCTCGGCGCATGAGCTGCTCGCGCAGCGGGGCGATCGCGCTCTCGTGCTGATGCGGCGGAATAGCCAGCTTTCGGATTCGTGGTTCGGCCTGACGCATCTGCTGGCGACGCTCTCGGAGGAAGAGGGCTGGACGCCCGAGCAGATCTGCTTCGAGAGTCCGCACCTTTCGCCGAACGGACTGATCCGGATGCCGTACCGCGTCCAGCGCGGTCGCGGCGCCCGCTACTATTCCTCGTTTCAAGAGGGCGACTTCGGCCAGTTCCTCGCCAACACGAATGCGGCCGTCGTCGAGTTCCTGACGCGGTGCCGGACCTGGCGGGCGTCGTTCGACCAGATCCACACGCTGCTCGAAAACTTCTCGATCGAGCGCAGTATCCCGGTCGAGCGGTTGCAGTTCAGCGTCGGCCGGGCGATCCGCGGGCTGGCGTGGTTCAGGGTGTTCACGAACTCGGAGCAGAAGGTGGAGGACACGCGATGGCACGCCAGCCACAAAAACTACCGCTGATCCGCTACGAGAGTTTCGACGGCGAGCTTCGGCCTCGGTCGAGGATCGTGGTGCTCGAGATCCCGCTGGGGCTCGTGTCGCGGAACCGGGCGATCCGGAAACTCTCGAAAAACCTTGGCCTAAAGCAGATGGCCGACAAGTTCGGCCTCTCGACCGCGCAGGTCTGGCGCATCATTCGTGGCCTGACCAGCGGTCGGGCCAACGTCGGGAAACGCCGGGGGAAAACGCGAAGGTAGACAGGCGAGGCTCTGTGCTGTTCCTTCCCCGCGATGGCAACAGCAACCGCCCCCGGATCCGTGAAGCTGCTCGGTGCCGCACGCGCGATCGAGCGCAAGCGCGAAAATCAGGCTGGCATCGCACGCGACTGGTCGGGCAGCGGAATCCGCTCCGTCGACGCAGCGGCCGACCAGCCGATCCGTCGCGCCCGCGTCTGCATCATCAGCGAGGGGCCGGGCAATCTGGCCGACCGCCACTGGTACACGCGCGAGGCGATCGAGTCGGGCGTCGCGGTGTTCGAGGGCGCGAAGGCGTTTGCCGATCACCCGAGCCGACGCGAAGAGATCGAACTGCCGGAGCGTTCGGTCCGCCAGCTGATCGGACACTTTGAAAAGTGCGCAGTCGAATCTGGCCGAGACGGTCGCGCCGCGCTGATGGCCGACCTGGTGCTCAACCCGGCGGACTCCGACCTGATGCGGCACGTGCGCGGATTGATCCGTGAGGCCGCAGATCACGCGGCGCTGTACCCGGATATGCAGCCGCACAGCGGACTGTCGATCAACGCCGACGGCGAAGATGCGCCGGCCGAGATCAACGGCGAGCAGTGGAACGCGGTGACGAGACTGACGGCTGCCATTTCGGCGGACGTGGTGACGTTCCCGGCCGCCCGAGGCGGCTGGACCAGATCGCTCGAATCGCTGCGCGACGCGGTGGGTTCGGGACGAACAAAGGAGGCAAGCGCCATGAAGATCAAGATCGTTCGCGAGTCCAACGAGCAGCTCCGCAAGCTGGCGGCCAAACTGGCCAAGACCGACGACGCGGAAGCGCGGAAGACGATCCACGCCGAGATGGAGGGCTACATGAAGGCCTCCGACGAAGCGGCGGAAGCGGCGAACGTGGCGGCCTCCGACAAGGAAAAGGCCGAAGCGGAAGCGAAGAAAAAGGCGGAAGACGACCTGAAGGCCGCTGGCGTTCCGGCCGACAAGAAGGACGACGAGGAGCCGGAGGAAGAGGCGCGGAAAAAGGCGTCGCTCACCAAGAAGGCCGGCGAGCTGAAGGAATCCGCGAAGGTGCTCCGCAAGGCCGGGAACGAAGAGCTGGCCGCGGCGCTCGAGGATCAGGCCAAGGCGCTCGAGTCCAAGGCGACCGACTTCGCGTCGGTGCGGGAAGAGCTGCGCGAGTCGAACCGCAAGGTCCAGGTGCTCGAGTCGGTCCTGAGCGGGCGCCGGTTGCTCACGGGGTCCACGTTGCCCGAGGGCTACATCTCGATCGACGAACTGGTCGGGATGTCGGAGTCGAAGCAGAAGGCCAAGATCGAGGCCGAAGAGCGGCGGTACGCGAAGATCCGCGAGTCGATGGCCGGCGATTTCGCCGTCGTCGGCGCGGGTCCGCGCTCGATCTCCACGCCCACGAAGTCGAAGGAATCGCTCGCCGCGAGCCTGAAACAGGCCGGGGTCGAGGTCTAGCAGCAGCACTCAACCGCAGGAGAGGAGAACAACATGGCCGCAGTTCAGCGAAACGCTTTCAAGCGAGCGTCGGACCAGACGAACGCCTATCCGTTCAACCCCGCCGTGATCACGGTTGCCGCGCCGGCGAAGGCCGGACAGGCCGCGATCTGGGACGACGCGACCAAGACGGTCACGGTCGGAACGGGCGCCAACGGTGGCGCGACCACGATCGACGGCCGCAACATGATCGGCACGTTCCAGGATGCGTGGCCGACGCAGTCCCAGCCCTTCGGGACGATCGCGCCCCCGGGCTTCCTGACCGTGCGCGAGAACGGCGTGCAGGTCTTCTTCGGCAAGTCGGGGCAGGTCTTCGAACCGCGCGACCAGGTCGTGCTGGACGACACCGCCGGTAGCCAGGACGGCCAGCACGTCCGGCTCTACAACCCGGGCGGTGGTGACGCGTTGGCCGACGTGATCGGCGAAGTCGCGTCCGACTACCCGGCCGCCGGCATCACGATCGCCGGGGATCTCGTCGAAGTTCGCATCCGTCTGAAGGCCACCACGCTCGCAGACCTGCTGTAATCGGCGCCGCCGAAAAGGAGAAACGAAAATGAGGAGACTTCTCGAAGGACGGGCGCTGCAGGCCATCATGACGCCCTCGTGGATCAAGGAACTCGACGCCGAATACCTGCGCCTCTCCGAGGCCGGGCGGATGGATCCGGGCCAGCTGCGCGAGACCTGCTACATCGAGGCCGTCAAGCGCGAGGCCAACCCGGAGAACGCGTTCGGAGCGTTGCTGCGCGTCGGTACGCAGCGCGTCGCCGACAAGTCCTACGACGAGGAGACGAAGAGCTTCTCGGTCCGCACGGTGGCGATGGCCAACAAGTCGGACAAGAAGGCCGAGTTCTACAACCCGCTCGAGAGCTCGGAAACGCCCGAATTGGTGCCCGAAGGTCAGGCCTTCAACGAGGGCCAGGTCAAGGGCATCAACGTCATCGTCCCGAACTACAAGTTCGGGAAGATCGAGGCGTTCACGAACGAGCTCTGGGAAGACGAGCAGACCGGCCAGCTCAAGGGCCGGCAGGGCAAGATGGGGATCGCGATGGCGCGGCTCGAAGAGATCTATTTCGCGATCCGCTACCTCGGAGCGGCCGGCTCCTACGGCAACCTGACCGTCCCGGCGGACCCGTGGACGACGCAGGAAGGCTCGACCACCTGGGCGGGCGTCAACCCGGGCGGCATCTTCACGTTCAGCGCGAACGACGCCAACACGCTGAACAACCGGCTCGAGACGTTCGGGCCGCTGTCGGTGCCGCGGCTGAAGGAAGCCTTCTACCGGGCCCGCCGGATCAAGGATTTGCAGAACGTGCGGCTTGGCTGGGTGCCGAACTACCTGCTCGTCTCGGCGACCGACGAATTCAACGCGGCCGGCATCATGCGGTCCGCGTACTACGCAGGCGTGGTCGGACGTTCGACCCAGACCCAGAACGTCGCGACGTCGGGCGAGTACGGCGGCCAGATGTCCGAGAACGTGTTCAAGGGATCGCTCGAGATCGCGCTGAACCGCTACCTGTCCGACTGGGTCTGGTCGGTCGGCAAGAAGGGCGAGGGCTTCGTCTTCCAGGAGCGCACGGGCCTCGAGATCGTGCAGGAGGTCCCGAACTCCGGCCGCTCGTTCGAATACGACGAGATCCGGATGCGCACGAAGAAGCGGTTCGAGCAGGCATGGCTCGATCCGCGCTTCGCGGTGCTCGGGAACGATGGTTCCGTGGTTGGAGGATTCTAGAAGTAATCCTGACACGATGAGCACACCGACCGGGGGGCAGGCGGAAACGTCTGCCCCTCTTTCGTTTTCCGGCTCGTCGCGAGGTCCGGTCGCCGTCCACGTCGATCCGGATGGCGATGGAGTCGATCGGCCGACTCGTCGACCGCGGCCCGACAAGGCGCCGATGCTGTCGCGGCTCGCCGGCAGCGGCGTCTACCGGCAGAACGTCGTGCTGCGATCGGTTGTTCCGTCGCGATCGCTGAAGCTGTGGCGCGTCTATTCGTCGGTCCGGCTGGCGTGCGACCAGATCGCGAAAGGTCAGCAGGCGGAAGCGTGGCGCGGCGAACTCTGCCGGGCCAACGGTTTGCGCTGGATGCCGTTCATCCGAGGTGAGAAAGTGGGCGAAACCGAACTCCGGGAAAAGATCGAGAGGGCAGCATGAACGCAGACAAGGGACTGACGACCCAGCTTTCGCAGCGGATTGGTCCGCAGCGAGCGATCGCCGTACCGATCGCCGAGGCATCGGTCGGGGCCGGAACGACCGGCAACCCGGCGCATCACGCCGTGCTGGTCGAGGACGTGACCAACATTCAGGTCTACGTCACGAACACGGGCGCGAACGCGACCTCGGTATGCAAGGTGCAGGCGAACGACCTCACGCCCGACGACACTGACGCGAACTGGATCGACTTCGCGGGCGGTGCGTTCGGGGTGATCGGCGCCGGCGGGAATGCGACGATCACGATTCAGAGCGCTGGCCATCGCTGGTTCCGGCTTCGCGCAGGGTCGGCGGCCGGCGGAACGACGATCGATCTGGCGTGGACGGGGTCCTGATTGGCCACGCTGACCGAAGCCCAGGCGATCGTCCGGTTTCGCAAGGAGATCAACGACAACATCGACACCGCGTCGACGAATCCGCCGCCCTCACACGCGGCGATCGACGAACCGATGGTGGGGCCGATCAACGCGGCGAACACGGTTTTCCGGGTCCGCCATATGCTGATGCTGCCGCTCGGGGCGCCGGTCGTGACGGTGAAGGATCAGGCCCACGCGGTGCTGGCCGTCACGTCCGTCGACGGGATCCTCGGACTGGTGACGATGACCGCGGCGCCGGCGAGCCCGGCCGTGCTGGGCCTGTTCGCCACCTACCGCTACGCATTCTTCACGGACGCGCAGCTGCAGGTGTTCCTGCAGGCGGGCTACGAGTTCGTCTCGGCCGACGCCATCACGTCGATCGTCGAGGGCCTCTATCCGGCCATGTTCGCATTCGCCAAGGCGCAGGCCTACGAGATGATCGCCGACAATTCGGGCGACTTCTTCGACTTCACGGTGGGCGGCGAGACGGCCTCGAAGGGCGAGGTCACGGACCGCTGGCAGCAGAAAGCGAACGACGCACGGAAGCTCGCCAGCGATCTGCGGAAGGGCTTCTACACGACGAACGACCGGCGCGAACGGCCCGCGATGGCGATCTCGGTTCCGGACAACCAGCCTCCTTGGACGCCCACGAGGTAGACGGTGGGCTTCGGCGAGGTTGGCGGCAACTGGGGCGGCGCTACGGGCCCGGGATCGGCGCTGCGGGACGACGAAACGATCGGCGAGGCGATGAGCCAGCTGCGGGCCGCGCTGTCGATCCAAGTCACGCTGCGGATTCCGCTGTCGGTTTCGGCCGGGACGACTTGGGCCGGAGTCCAAGCGCAGGCCACGTTCCGAGACATTCTGATTCAGGCCTACCTCTACGCCATCACGCCGAACGATCAGATGCGGCCGGGAGGGTTCTACGAACTCGGAGACATCATCCTCGGGGTCGAGAAGCAGGGGATCCCTACCGACGCTTCCCTGCTCGGCGAACAGGCCGAGACGAACCGAGAGGGATACAGGGTGATCTACGGCGGGCTCGAATACCGGGTCCGAGACGATTCCGTGGTCCATCCGTTCGGAAACATCCATGGGATCGTGCATCTGCACTGCCGGAAGATCGGGAACCCCTGATGCCGGCCGCCGACTACAACATGACGCTCGAGGTGAGCGGCCTTCAGGCGATCGAGGAGTTGGTC